GCCCGGCTGGATTCCGCCACCGGCCGCAGCCGCCTCAGCGAACCCCTGATCGAGTCCCGTCGTGCGTGCGCCCGATACCACGCTCGGCTTCCTGCGCTTCCGTGCGCCACCCTCGCGGGCTGACTCGACTGCGGCTTCGAAGCCCATACCCTTTCGAGAACGTTTCGCTGGACTCTTTCTCATGGCTACCTCTTGCCGCCTTTCACGGACTTGAACGCCTTGTGTAGCGTCTCGATGTGCTTCAACGCAGCCTTGCGAGTCGGATTCGCTTTCGGCTTCACCGTCGAGGGAAGCAACTTGTCGCCCTCACTCTGCTCCTGCTCGCGCATCTGCGAGCCGAGGGAGTGTAGAGCCGAGTGCATCTGATCGAGCATGCCCTCGTTCTTACTGCGGCGCATCGGGCCGCTGATGATCGACGGGCGCATTACGCACCCGGCATTCCCGGGCAACAATCCGAGGTGCTGCCACCCGAATGGTTCCGCGGGTCCTTCCCGGTTGGAGCAGCGATGCCCGAGCCGATGGAAGGGTTGTCGCCGTCATTGGCATTCATCGAGACCTGCGCAGGCAGGACCTCAGAGATGCCGTTCACCTTGCCCAGGCCGGACGTGAGTCCGTCCATCTCGGGACCAGGCTTGAGAGGCGACGCGTTGTCTGGACGAAGCTCACTCATAGAAACCTCCTGAGACCAGAAGAGGGCGGGTAGTTTCCCGCCCGCCCTCACTGGGTTACTTGATCGACGGCTTACGTCACCGCCGAACGGTTGTTGACACTCATGATGCGACCCTCGGCCTTCTCATTCAGGACTTCGAGAGTCACCTCACCGACCACGATGCCGGCAACCGAGTCGCCGCGCTTCCCGACCAACTCATGCTTCATCGGACGGAGCCACGCCAGGCGGTTCATGTTGCGCTGGAGGAAGAACATCTGTCCACCAGTCGCGGTAGCCGACGCACTCGCAGTCACGCCCTTCGGATTCGAGGACTCAGGAATCCAGCGATCCAGAACAACCTGGATCAGACCGAAGTCCGAATCGTAGAAGTCGATGGCCGACACGAGGCGCTTGTCCACGGCCGCAATGTTCCGGTTCTGCTGAGTCAGCGAGAACGCGCTGATCTGACGCTTCACCTTGCGGCTGACGTAGACCTGCTCGGGATTGCCACCCGACCCGTAAATCTGGTCGAGCATGTCGTTGAAGTCGGTGCTGGACAGCACACCATCGTGCGTCGCATCACCGTCACCAGCGAAGGCAGTGTTGGTCGTGAGGAAGTGCTGGAAGCCGCGCATGACACGCGCGTCCCCGGAAGCACCCGTCGCAGTCGTCAGCACACCGAAGACGATTCGCTCCAGCTTGATCGCAAGCCGGGCAGTCGCCTTCTGAATCTCGTGCGCGTACGCATCCTTGAAGCCCGCGCTGTTGACGGCGCGCTGCGTCTCGGAAACACCGATGTCCTGACGGAGGATCATCGTGACGTTGAACTCGCGCTCTGGGGTCGAAGTCGCATCGTACGCGTAATCGGCACCTTCAACGGCACCGTTCAGGTCGATGGTTTCGAGACCCAAAGTCTCCTTGAGCCACTGATGGTACACGTGCTGGCACGCGACCTTCGGGGCCTGGGCGGTCCAAGGGGTGTCCAGTGGGTCGGTATTCGTGATCTGATCGAGGAGGTCCTCGCGATTCACGCCGACGCCAGGGAGTACACCGTACTTGTAAACGCCCGCATCAGCAAAAGCATTACCAGCCATGTGGTAAACCTCTTGTGGATGGCTCCCTCGCCGGGCATGGCGAGAGAGTTGGGTTGTCTACGAGGACCCTATCTGTTGAACAGCGGGTCCGTGAGCGTTCTGCCAATGGTGAGTGCACGCCAGCGAGTTCCGTTGCCCGCATGCATCTCCTCGACAGCCGAGTCGATCTCTTCCTGAGAAGGTCCAACGGCTCCTGGAGTCTCGTGCACACCGGCCGCAGTGCTTCCGATCACTCCCGCATCTCTGCGGGCCGCATCGAGAGCCTCACGGCGTGCTTGGTCGCCGGCCTCCAACACCACGGTCTTCGCGGCATCAGCAGCCTTAACCTCGGAGAGAGGAACGGGGGAAGCCACCTGGAACTGCTGCCAGGCGAACAACGCCGCCGCTTTCTCTTGTCCCGTCTTGACGAGGGCAGTGCAAGCTGCCGCAACCAACGGGGTGGACCGCACGAACAGTCCGATCTCCTGAGAAAAGAGCAAGGAGTCTGGCGCAACATTCTGCATGTGCGCGTCCACATCTGCCCATTTCTGCTCCTCTGCCATCTTCGCATCTTCGCGAGACCGCAAAGTTCTGTCCACAACACGCGTGGCGCGCAGATCGCTGAGTTCGCTGAACCCGTCGATGAGCGCCGACATGTTCTCCTCGTCGAGGATACCACCCTCGTCCTTCAGCTTCGACAACACCGCGTCGAGCTTGGCACTGCGGATCGGCTCGTCCGCTAGCGAAGCGGCAACCGATGCAGGAGTAGGAGCCGCGGCCGGGACTGGCACCGCGGGCGACCGGCGAAGTTGGTCATTCTCGGCACGAAGACGCGCAGCTTCCTGCTCCGCGGCATCCACACGAGTATAGGCGTTCTTCGCCATCTGGACGACATGCCCCACACCCTTGATCGCCTCGGCCTTGGTCTTGTACTTCCCAAGGTACAGCCCATTCGCTTCCTTGGTGGCCTCCCAATCGAGGTCCCCCGCGGGCGCGACAGGTGAAGCGGCGGGTGCTGGCGTCGCTGATGCCGGCGCTGACGCAACGGGGGCCGGAGTCGCTGCCACGGGTTGTCCGGGCATTGGTGCGACTGGCGCAGGTGCGGGCGCTGGCGTTGGTGTTCCTGGCGCGACCGGGGTAGTCCCGGGTGCGCGAGGTGGTGGTGGATTACCATGACTCCACCCAATAGCTTCCATCGGCTCCATGACTTCGGGCTCGACGACTTCGGCGATGAGCCGCTGAATGAGTGCAGCTTCCGCGGCGGTTTTCTCACGTGGGGTTTGCATGTTGCTTCTCCTTCCGATCCTCTCGGACCAGTGCGGGGTTGTCCCGCGGGTTGGAGCTACTTCTTACGTCGCGCCCTCCGCACAGGTGTGCTCTTGCGGTTGGGGAGATCATTGTAGTCCACGGTGTCCGTGAACTCGTGCCGCTTCTCGGGGGAAATCTTCCCCTCGCGCTCCAGCACGAACATCTTCTTGAACTGCTTCTTGCTCACAGCAGGCATGCTAGAAGTCCTCCCGCGGATCGTAGTCAGGTGGATCGTCGATCTGTCCGCCACCGCGGATGTGGCCCTCCTCTCGGAGTTTCTGGTAGATGTCTTCCTGTCCCATCGGCGTGCCTTGTGCCCTCGCGACGCGTTCCATCTGCGTCTCAGCGACGAGTTTGCGGAACAACGTGAGGAGACCGTCGATCATGTGGATGCCGCCGCGACAGTAGTCGGACGGATACTTCTGCTCGCGCTCCTGCGAGGGATCGCAGAGATTGCGAATCAGCGTGCGCTTCATCGTCTTCAGGTATGGCTCGAAGACGCGCTCGTACGACGGGGAGCCGAGAACGAACTCCAGGTGTCCGAGTTCCTCATCCGTGAGGTTGCTGACGTTGAACAGTTCGCGGAAGTCCATGTGTCCTTTCTACGCGGCTTGCTGCATACCTTGGAGCACCTGACGGATGTCGATGCCCTGCGGAACGCCTTGCATGCCGGGTTGCGGCTGCACGACCTGGCCGGAGGTTGGGACCGAACCGACGCCGCCCTGTCCACCAGTGACCTGGTTGACGAGGTCGGAGAGGTTGTTGCCCGCACCGCCCGCTGCGCCTGGAGTGAAGATTTCGTTGATGTTCGGAACCTCGAACTCGCGGAAGATCGAGCGCCAGAAGTTGATGGCGTTGATCTGCCCCATCACGACCTGGCCGAGTGGCGAGCCCATGACGGTGAGGAGTTGGATGAGGTTCTGCTGCTTCATACCCTTCGAGAGCGCGGAAGTCGAACCCATCGCACGGGCCACGTAGTTGTACTGCATGTCGAGATGTGACAGCGTCTCACGCGAAGCGTTGATCGCCTTGTCGGTGACGGGGTCGAACTGCGCTCCGTCTGCGAGGATCATGACTTCGACAGGTGGTTCTAGGAACTGCCGGTTGAGCGCCATGAACATGTTCGCCATGCGCTCCAGGAACGTCTCCTCGTAGAGGCGTGACTCCAGGAGCAGGCGGGTGCCAGCAGCCTCACGGCGTCCGACAAACTCGCGTGCGGTCTGGCGGTCTGCACCTTCGAGACCCTGGACTGCATCGTCGATGACGCCGGTGCCCATGTTGGCGTAGAGGCGCATCTGGTCGATCTTCTTGTCCCCGACGAGCAGGCCCGTGAGGTTCGCCTGGAAGGGTGAGACCACGTCGTTCGGGTTGCCGTCCACCGGGATGAACTTACCAGGCTTGGCGTAGAGGTTCTTCGTGTTGAGCGCGGCACCGCGGTCGTAGAACCACATCGGGTCGATGACGAGGTCAGCGGCGTCGAGGGTCTGGTTCAGGTAGCGGTTGCCAGTGATCTGGAGCTTCTCGATGATCTCAGCCTTACCCGGCGCGTAGAAGTAGTGCGGGTCTGGCGTCGGCGCGTACTCGATGAACGGAAGCGCGTTATGCCAGAATGGAAGAGGTCGGTTGCGGAAGAGGTAACGACGGTTCGCGACCGTGAGGACGCGCTTGAAAACGCCATCTGGGGAAAGCTCCGACGGAACGTAGCCCCAGTATTCAAGGATTTCAACCGGGCGGTTGTACTTGTCGAGCCACCGCGCCGACTCGTCGGTCATCCCTGAGCGAGTAGCGAAGCGCTGCACCATTGCAGAGTTCGAGGCGATGTCACCATTGACCCCACCTTCCATCATCATCCGGTTGAACTCGGGACGGTCGAAGGTCGTGGTCTCTACTAGGTAGCGGACTTCATCGAGGTCGAGGAAGTACCGACGGATTGCGTAGCGCATGTCTTTGATGTGCTTGGCACCCGGCGGGATGAAGAAGTCGAGAAGGTCGATGGGGATGGTCTCGGGTCCGTCGAACGAGGTGAATGTGCCCCGCTTGATGGACTTGACGATCTTCCCGGTGAGAGGGATGCGGTCGATGTACTCCAGCATCCGCTCCTCTTCGAGCCGCTTCCAACCGACCTGCATCACGGCCTTGCCGTAGAGGTCAGCGGAGACGATCACGTCCACTTGCTTCTGGAAG